CCAGAAACTAACATGCACAAGTTCTCGCAGATTCATTGACAGCTCGCACTATTTCATGTATCATATGTGCATCACATGAACTATTGCTACAAAACGCGTTTATCTACTTCGCCTTAGCATCTGTCAAAGAAACATCGCTGAACATTTTCTATTTGAGGTGGTGAGAACAGGATAGAATATTTTCTACAGAAAGTCAATAGGTTATACCCAAAAAAGAGGAGGAATATTTTTGCTGCTGGAAAACGTGGAGAGTCTGTGCGAAGCCAGAGGAATGAGTATTCGGAAACTTGAAAAAAAGCTTCTTCTGGGCTACGCGACCATCCGGCATTGGAAAACATCCATGCCGTCGTCCCGAAATCTGAAAAAAGTTGCCGACTATTTCGGCGTTACAACGGATTATCTGCTGGGACGCGACGGGATGCGCCTGTCGGCAGACAGTCAGTTCATCGCCGCCGAATTCGATTCGCTCCCGGTGTCCAAACAGAATCTCGTCAGACAGTATCTGGAACTGATGAAAACAGAAAGGGGGGAGAAACCATGCCTGTCCGAATGAGATTGCTCAAAGACGCCTATACCGAAATCAAGGCCCTCGACCCCAATACTGCGATTTCCCGCTATTTCATCCGTCAGCTTGTCCTTTCCGGGAAAGTCCCGTGTACCATGGCGGGACGGAAGCGACTGGTGAATCTGGACGCGCTGATCGCCTATCTGGCCAGCCCAGAAGCCAAAGCGGATGAAAACGAAGGATGCTGAAACAATACCATAATAGAAAAGCCGCCCCGTACTGCGAATACGGAAGCGGCGCTGGGAAAAAGATAACACCTGCATTATAGCAGGTCACGGGAGAAATTTCAAATGACAAACGAAGAATTAATCATTCATCAGGCAAAGAAAATTATCGAACTGCAATCCAATATGGATTACTGGATGCATCGTTTTTTTGAACTGCAGGAAAAGTGTAAGCCGGAGGTGCCTGCAGATGAAAAATGATTATGGGTTGGCTTGGGCGCAGGCGCAGTATGACCGACAGGAAGGCCCGAATCCTTTCAGTGATGAGTGGGGATATACGGATGGGGAGGATGATGAGGATGAAAGTGCTGAAAAACGGCGTCTCCTATTACACAAAAGGAAAAGCAACCATCCACGTTAATTTTCCAGAAGACCTAACCGTATGCCAATGGTGCCCGTATTGTCGGAATGAAGACAGTCTGAAACGCTGGCGTTGCCTTTTGACCGGCGAATATCTCGTTTACCCGTTTGTAAGTGTTGGAAACGACTGTCCGGTTGTTCTGGAGGTGGCGAAAGATCAGTAGAGTAATTTGTGTAGCCGGGGAATCCGGCAGCGGAAAAACGACATCTATGCGCAATTTAGATCCAAAGAGCACTTTCTATTTTGACTGCGATAAAAAAGGGCTGTCGTGGAAAGGCTGGAAAAACCAGTATAATCCCGCAAATAAAAACTATAAGGCGGTCAGCGACGCGAAAAGTATAGAAGCTATTCTGAAAGGAATCAGTGAGAAAAGCCCGCAGATCAAGACGGCAGTTATCGATACGCTGAACGGAATCATGATTGACGACGAGTTTGCCCGTGCCAGAGAAAAAGGGTACGACAAATGGCAGGACTTGGCGACATCGGTCTGGAACCTTGTCAGCAGCGCCCACAGCCTGCGTGATGACTTGACCATTGTTTTTACGGCGCACACTCAGACGGAACGGGACGACAGCGGGTTCCTGTTTACCCGAATCAAGACCAGCGGCAAAAAGCTGGATAAAATCGTGCTGGAAAGCAAGTTTACAACGGTTCTCATTTCAAAGTGCATTGACGGCCAGTACCTGTTCGAAACACACGCCAACAACAGCACGGCAAAAACGCCGATGGGTCTATTTGAAGCTGACACAATCCCAAATGATATTGTCGGGGTTATGAAAGCTCTGGAAGAATACGAAAAATAACGGAGGATATTTCATTGAGAAAGTTTTCAAATTGGGAAAATGTAAAAGCCGCAGCGGAACGTCCGGTACTTCCGAAAGGCGGATATATCGTCAGAATCATGGACGCGAAGGTTACTACATATTCCGGCAGCAAAGGCACCTTTGAAAAGCTGGAAATCAGCGTGGACATTGCGGAAGGGGAGTTTAGGGACTTCTATGCGAACGACTACCGTTCTCAGCAGATGGAGGACAAACGCTGGAAGGGCGTGCTCCGCCAGTATATTCCTGCTGACGACGGCTCTGAAAAGGACGAGTGGACGAAAAGTGTTTTTAAGGCAATGACCGACGCTATTGAGGACAGCAATCCCGGCTATCATTGGGACTGGAACGAAGCTGGCCTGAAAGGGAAGACCGTTGGCGCTCTGTTCCGCAGCGAGGAGTGGGATTATCAGGGAAAGACCGGATTTACCACGCGCTGTTTTAAGTTCATTCCATCCGAACTTATTAAAACCGGAAAGTTCAAGGTTCCGGCGGATAAGCTGCTGACCAATGCGGTTTCCGTCTCAAAGGACTATGAGGAAATCTCCTCGGACGGCGATCTTCCTTTTTAAGGTGGAGCTATGACACCTTTTGAGATAAAACACACCTTGGATTCGATGGTAATCATTTATGATACCAGAGAGCAGGATACTCCAGCGCTGCATAAACGTTTGGAGGGGCTTCGCTGCCCCTCTGAGCGTGAAAAGCTGGACTGCGGGGATTACTCCTGTAAGTTCATTCTGCCCGACGGGGCGGCACACAGGCTAAACGTGGCGGTGGAACGGAAGATGAATCTGGACGAGCTCTGCAACTGCTTCACCAAAGGCAGACCGCGCTTTATGCGGGAATTCGAGCGGGCGCGGGAATCTGATACAAAAATGTACCTGCTTGTTGAATGCGGGAATTGGGATCATGCGCTGAGCGGAAGATACCGGAGCCGTTTCAACCCGGATTCTCTGGTAGCCAGTATGCTTGCATGGTCAATCCGGTATGGTTTTGAGATTTATTTCTGCAAGCCGGAGAATACCGGAAAGCTGATTTACAAGATTTTACGCTATGAATTAAAAGAACAGTTGGAAGGAGGATTGTTCGACAATGCTTGAAAACGGATACATAAAACTGCACCGGAGTATTACGACTTGGGGATGGTATGACGACTGGAAAACAAAGTGTGTATTTCTCCATTTATTGATTTCGGCCAATATTGATGAAGTGGATTGGCACGGAGAGAAAATAAAACGCGGTCAGAGGGTGTGTTCCAGAAAGACATTATCCAGCGAACTCAATATGTCTGAACAGAATATTCGTACCGCTTTAGACCATCTGAAATCAACCGGCGAAATCACCATCAAGTCGACAAGTCAATACAGCGTAATCACTGTCACTAATTACGATAAGTATCAGGGAATCCCCGACTCGGTAGCCAGCGAACGGCCATCTGGTAACAATCGCCCCACAAACGGGCAACCACTATATAAGAAAGATAAAGAAAGTAGTAAGAAAGAAAAAGAAAAGGACAGCGCTCTCGCGCAAATGTCGGAGGACGAGCTGGAAGCTTTAAAAGCCAGACTGAGGAGATGAAATTGTGTCCTATGAGTTGAAACGAGAAGACGTTTTCGGTCTGACTTCCAAACTGAACGCGGAAACCCATATTAAGGGTGATGAACTGTTTTTCAAATGGTGTCCATACTGCAATGGGGATTCTCACGACAAAGACACGTTCAGCATTAACCTCAATACCGGAGTGTTCAAGTGTTTCCGGGCAAGCTGCGGCAGGCAGGGGCATTTCGTCCAGATGGCGAAGGATTTCGGTTATCCACTGGATTTTCAGCAGAGTATGGGAAAGAAAATTTACCGCTCCCTTCCTCAGCCGAAGATCGAAGTCCGGAATAAAGCGGTTGAGTATATGGAGAAACGTGGAATCAGCCGGGAGGTTGTGGAACGGTATAAAATCACCACGCGGAAAGATAACGACAATATTCTGGTTTTCCCTTTTTATGATGCGGACGGGGTTCTGCAGTTCGTGAAATATCGGAAGATAGATTTTGATAAGGCGAAGGATAAAAACAAGGAATGGTCAGAAGCGAACACCATGCCGATTCTGTTTGGCATGAGCCAGTGTGTCGATTTTGAAATACTGGTGATTACGGAGGGGCAGATCGACAGTTTGTCGGTTGCGGAATGCGGGATCAAAAACGCGGTTTCCGTGCCGAACGGGGCGCTCGGATTCACATGGCTGGATACCTGCTGGGACTGGCTGAACCAATTCAGCGAAGTGGTAGTATTTGGGGATTGTGAGAAAGGCAAAATCACACTGATAGAGGAAATCGCAAAGCGCCTGACCATTCCGGTTCGTGTGGTGCAGGCCGAGGACTATTTCGGGGAAAAGGACGCAAACGATATTCTCCGGAAATACGGCAAGGAAGCCATCGTCAGCGCGGTTCAGAACGCAAAAATTCAGCCGGTCAGCCATATCAAAGAGCTGTCCGATGTGAAATCCGTTGACATTTACAATCTGGAACGCATTTTTACTGGAATCAATGAAATCGACCGGGTGATCGGCGGGATGTATT